GGAAGTTAGTACTCCCCCAAAAGTGCGCAACCTACGATGGGCTACAACACTACCCGTTCAAAATTGAACGAGCCCGTTAAGGATAAACGCGCCACGTCGCAATGCTTGAGAGCTTTGCAGACGCTACGCAGATCTGTATCGGACGCGGAGAAGATTCTACGAGTCGAAAGACTGGCATTGCTACCAGAATTCGACGAGAACCATCATTTCTCCACGTGTGCAGATTTCCGTGATTGGTGGAAAGGGCGCCAGGAGGCGCAATTGTCCCGAGCTCGAAAAGAACTCCCGCCTAGTAAGTACGAGGAACTATTGCTCGCATACAAGGGGTGTAAAACACTTCTTGATGTTCCTTGTGGCTGCTGGGATGGCATTAAGAGAGCTATGGTCGATGATTGGCTTTTAAATATGGGTAAGGCCCACACTGTTGAGGATTGGGGCGAAAAAGCCTGGGTACGACGAAGAGTTAGGCTTCTCTTAAAGAAGTTCGTGCCCTCGGGAGATGATGAACGTCCAACATATATTCCGGACGTTGGCGGGTGTTTGGAGAACACCAGGCAGAAGGGTGGGGAGCTTTTGCTTCCTGATGGGGTTGGATGCAACAGCCCTAATAATCAGTTGCGCGTGTCTGCAGCAGGGCCTAAGAAAGGCAAGGTCAGGGTGGTAACCTGTCAACCTGCTCATGTAAAGCGGACACTTGATCGACCGGCAAAGGATCTGTATGATTTTATCTCGCGGAAACCCTGGCTGGTCAGAGGGACCGTCACCAGACGAGATTTTGAATCCCTCGGTCAACTTAGCGTAGGAGAACGATACATCTCCGGCGATTACGCTAGCGCAACTGACAACCTCCGAGCCGACATTGTATCGGTTGTCGTAGAGGAGGTTGCCCTTCGCTTCAGGGCTGTAGGCCAGCACGATGTAGCTTCCCTTATAGAGGATAGCTTTACCGAGCTGGTGGCCGTGAAGAGCCTGGCGAAAGACGCCGAACTCTATGCTATCAGGCGTGGGAGCATGATGGGCTCGAAGATGTCATTTAGCGTACTCTGTCTGATAAACAGAGCATGCTTCGAGCAAGCATATGAGATTCGGTATGGGAGGGGGACATCGTGGAAGGCACCTTGCATAATCAATGGGGATGATATTGCAACGCGAGGTGACGATACCTTCTTCGATATGTGGGTGGGAGTCACCGGGTCAGTAGGACTTATCATCAATC